AAAACGAAGCAGAGATTCAACCAGAATTGTTTTAAAAGGAGCTAGTTATGGAACAAGAAGTTAAACGTAGTCGTGGTCGTCCTCGCAAAGAAGTGTCAGTAGCAAAGGCAGATGTTGCTAAGAACATTAAGCCTAAACAAGACGACACACTGTTGTTTGAAATTAACCTTAAGTTTCTAGAAACCTATGGTTTTCAGTTGACTGAAACTCAAGCAAAGGCATTTCTGTTGCACGTTGTACGTGTACTTGAATTGTAAGTTTTATGGAAGCTGTTAAGTCAGCAATCGAGGATGTTGATGTAGGGGTTTTCTGGCTTTCTGCCCTACCTAGTTAAAGACCAAATCGAAGCTTCCACCTTTTAGGTCAGTCGGGAAACTCACTGACCTATTGGACTGCTATCTTTTTGATAGCAAACAACCTAGAAAGTAAATATGAAAGCATTAGTCGATGGCGACATTGTGGTTTATAGAGCCGCAGCGTCAGCAGAAGAGGAAGAGCAATGGGTAGCCCTAGCTAGAGCAGATAAGCTCATGCAAGACATCCTAGAGGAAACCACAGCAGATAGCTATGGTGTGTACCTCACAGGTAGTGGCAACTTTCGCAGAGAGATAGCACCTAGCTATAAAGCTCAACGACCTGATGCTAGACCTAAGCATTGGCAAGCAGTGCGAGAGTTCCTAATAACACAACACAAAGCAGTGATGTGCAATGGGTTTGAAGCTGATGACCAATTAGGTATTGACCAAGACAAGACTCACAAAACAACAGTCATCTGTTCAATTGATAAAGACTTGCTTCAGATACCCGGTAGGCACTACAACTTTGTTAAGAAAGTATTTCAAGAAGTAACACACGATGAGGGCATCAAATTCTTGTATATACAAAGTCTTGTTGGAGATCGCAGTGACAACATCTTTGGTGTTCAGGGCATAGGCCCAGTTAAAGCTGCTAAGGCTTTAGACGAACTGCTCCCAGAAGAGTATTACGAAAAGTGCAGAGGTATGTACAATGATGATGAGAGATTTCATCTCAACATGCAGTTGCTATACATCTGGCAGAAACCTGATGATATGTGGCAACCGCCCAACAGCCGCGCAGCGGATCATCTCCGAGGAACGTCCCCCCACGGGGACGAATCCGACGGAGAAACACAACCAATAACAGAAGGCGGCAATGCCTAGACCAAAACGACATAACCCAGCAGGGTATAGAAGTGGGTTGGAATCTAAGTTTCAAGCTGCTTGTGTGGCTAAAGGTTGGGTGTTGGGATACGAACAGGACAAGATCAAGTACGTAGTCCCATCAAGCAACCACACATACACACCTGACTTCACTGTTATTAATAACGTCTACATAGAAACCAAGGGTCTATGGACAGGAGCAGACAGAAAGAAAGCTGTATTGCTTAAACAACAGCATCCAGAGACTCACATTTTGTATGTGTTCCAACGTAACCAAGGTTTGTCCAAGAAAAGTACTACAACGTACCTAGACTGGGCTGCTAAGAACGGTTTGGATGCTTGTACCTTTTCTGACACAGCACACTGGACAGAGTACATCCTGCGACACATCTAAACACCATGACTATCAAGCAAAAGAAAGACTACAAGTACCAATCCACTGAGGAAAGACTTGCTCAAAAGGAGTGGGGTACTAGGAAGCATGACAGTAAACAAAAAGCATTGCTTGAAGCTAAACGTAAAGCGTATCAGTACAAAGACTATTTAAAGGAAGATGAAAATGAGCGATGATAAACAGTACAAGATAACAATCTTGTGTACAACACAACCACCCTTTGCACACCCACGAATGGTAGCTGGAACTCTCTTGAGTCCAACTTGGTGGAACACCCTTAAATACTGGTTGACCTCACGGTTAGCTCCAGAAGGTTTGGTTGTTAGTAGCGTTGAAGTAGAGGAAGTCGTATGACCTACTCAGAAGTAGAGATGCAGATTATTCAATGGAGTGAAGCACGCAAGATTATTCCCAATAGCACCCCAGCTACACAGCTTCTTAAAGCTTTCAGTGAGATGGGTGAGCTTGCAGACGCAACCATCAAGAACGATAAAGCAGGTATTGCAGATGGAGTCGGAGATGTGATGGTGTGTTTGATTAACTATTGTGCATTGCAAGACATTCACCTTGTCGAATGTATGTATGCAGCGTATGCAGAAATTAAACATCGTAAGGGTACGTTGCTTCCTAACGGTGTTTTTGTTAAGGAGTAGTTATGAGCTGTTGTGATGAATGTGGCAACTGCAATCAGGGTAGAAACTGCCCTTGCAGAGTTGCTAAGTCTGTTCCAAAAACATTGCTTGACACACTAGCCGTCATTGGTTGGGTTGTATTTACTTGCTTTTGGTTTGGTTATTTTTGGTATAGGAGTGCACCGTGATTGATACTAGTAACAAACGTCAGATAGCTTGGGATAAGTACTCTGACAAATTTAAAGGGCTTGGTCAATGGCAAGCATTTGAAGCTGGTTGGGATGCTGCTAAAGAACAAGTTACAGTCTTAGCAGAACGCCATTTCTGTCAACGATGTGGCAAACGAACAAATAAAGACATTAACGATGTGCATAGTTGCACACCACCTCGGGATATTCACAATGAAGCTTGATGCTGGAAACCCTAATTTTATGAATAAAAAAGAAAAACTGCCTGTGTACGAACATCCTTCTCGTGATCCTGATCTAGTACAAGCAGCAACTCTTAACATTTGGAAACAACCAGTGTATAAACTACCTAGCTTTGAAACACCTAGGCCCGGTGCAGACAACCACTTATCAATCAAAAGCAGGGGGTTCTGATAAATGATTGAGTCCAAACTCAAGGAGAAGAACACATGAACGAACGAATTAAAGAACTTGCTGATGAGGCTACTGAATATGCCAATGAACAAAATGAATTACATGGCGTAGGTTATGTAATAACATTCAAGGAAAAGTTCGCCGAGTTGATTGTTCGGGAATGTGCTGACATTGCTAAACATCATGTAATGAATATATCGACTTATGCCGATGCTGATTTTGTTGATGAACAGATTAAAGAACATTTTGGAGTTGAATGATGAACCACGAAATGCAACGCATCATGGAAGCACTGATGCTGATCTACGGCAGAGACTTACAAGCTGCCACGATCACAGTGCTACTCAAGGACGGCGACACTGCCTTTCGCTTTTTATCCTCAACCTTTCCTCAAGTGGAGACAGAGGAATGACGTCAACTGAAAAAGCAATCAGAGACTTTTGCGGACATCACGCAGACTGGTGGCCCTCTACTACTCAAGTGCAAGAGATGTTGGCTTTGGCGCAGCCATGCTCAACGTGTGAAGAAAATAAAAGATTAAAAAAAGAAATTGCCAACCAAGACGCAATGCTGGAGCGCCAAACTGCCCGCATCGTTGACTTGCAAACACACATTGAGAACTTTGAGGGGGAACTATGACTGAGCAACGCTACCTAGCCGGGGGCCAAGAGTTCTTCTACCCCCACACTGGCGATCCACCGGCGCCTGAGAGTACGAAACTGCTACTGCTTACCCGTGGCGGCATCTGCACCACCGGCCTATGGCACCGCGACTGGTGTCTTGGCTGGCTACCACTACCCAAACGAAACATGAAAAAGGAAGATAAGAAATGTCCAATGTGACTTATACCCGTACAAAGATTCGAAAGTTGTTGCAAGAAAGTCCAGATGGATTAACTGCACCACAGATGGCAGATTACCTGGGTGTAGCAACATCAAACATCTACGGTATTGTGCGTATGATGCCAGACACTTATATTGATCGTTGGGATAGACCAGATCGTAATCAACCGTATTCCGCTTACTGGTGTGTCGTTATTCCACCAGAAGATTGCCCTCACCCAGAAGGAAAATAAATGAATGCAAAAGTAGTAAAAAATCCAAATGGAGGATATTTTGTTATTGAGTATGGAAATTGGTTTACCAGATGGATGCTTGGCCCAACTATAGTAAAAACTTGCAATCATGCGTTGACAGATAAAAAAAACAAAGAAATTGCATTTTTATGGGCAAAGTTTTATAACAATGAAGAAAAAATAGAGGTTGAACATAATGAAACCAGAAGATAATTTTTATTATCCATCTTCATCAAAAGAAATAGATGATGATCCTCTTGCAAAATATCCAAAAGAAATGTGGATACCAGTAAAAAATCAACAAATTCAAAAAGAAACTGAATTTTTTTTTCCAAAAAAAGCAAAAGAAATTTTCCAACAAATGGAACTTAATAAAAAATTAGCCAGCTCTATGCAAATAGGAAACACCCACTACGTTACAAAAACCATCCAACCATGGACGGCAATGGAATCATGGATGAGCGAGGAGGAGTTTGAAGGCTTTCTACGTGGGAATGTAATCAAGTACATTGCACGGTACAAAGACAAAGATGGTATAAAAGACATTCTCAAGGCCAAGCATTACCTTGAAAAGCTCTTGGAGTGTTTAGAAACAAGGAAGCAAGATGCCACTTAAGCGTGATGTACCAAACTTTGCAACCTGGAGTAACAAAAACCTTGCAGACTTTGCAACTGAGGCATATCTCAAGATGCTAGAGCAGGAAGATGATCTCCAAGAAGCAAGGCTTAAGCTGCTTGCTGTGAAGCAATTGATTGAACCGAGGAAACTCGATTAGACCAACCTTTACCAAAGGTGGCAAAAGTAGGAAGACTCTCAAGAAATTGGAGCCTTTTGTCGTTGTACTGCGCAATTAGCTCCAAAGGGCTAAAAGCGTCTACAGCAGCCAAAGTCTGTTTACCAATAGAACCATCCGCTGGGACTCCTGCGACCTCTTGCAGCCACTTTGCAGCCCTTCCTGGCCCACTGTTGATGGCAGCGTCAAACACAGCGTAGTCCAAACCAGCAGGAAGGTCATCTCCAGCTACTTTGTCCCAATATTTCCGCTTGTACAAAGGTGCTACAGAAGCAGGAGTTAATGCCCGCATATCTGCTTCAGAGACAGGATGACCAACAAACTCTTCCCAGACTGCTTTGGTACAGCCCAGGTTCGTCATACCGCCTGGGTCTTTAGGATGATTTACGAAACCCCCCTCCGATTCAAGTATATGGGCAAGAGCTTTTTCAAAATTAGATTTCATTTTCCTAGACCTTTTTGCAATGCTACTGTTTTGTCCTGACTGGACTTACTGGAACCAAAATAATATGACAACACTTGTTGTGCTGCTGCTGTTGCATACCCAAGTGCAAATATAACAAGCTGTTGTTGGGCAGTATCAATAACCTTAAACAACAAAATGCCAATAAAAATAAAGGTAAGTGATACCGTACCAAGGGCAAGAATTGGAACTACCAGTTGAGCAAGGTGACTTCCACCAGCTGCTGCAACTGCTGCTTCACGTTGACGAGCAGAATCACGATCTGCGCTTTCAGCTTGGAACTGCTTTAGATCTATTTCCGCCAATTTAAACGCTGCTTCTGGATCACCTGCAATTGCTTTAGCCACTGCTTCCACAGAATCTGCAACGCCAAATTTGTTAGCGATAGCACTAATAGCAAGACCACCCAAAGGGCCAGACACGGCAGTAGCAACAGCAGGCGCAATGTTTCGCAGCAAATTAAGTAAAGTTTCCACACTATTTTCCTTCAACGTAAGTCATGGTTCCCCATGCAGCCAATGTTATTACAAGAGCAGCAAGTAAAGCAATCAAAGCCATCGTAATGATTTCTTCAATCTCTTTTTTGCGTTTCTCTTTTGCTTTCGTAAGTGCAATCTCTTCAGATTTACGCTTAGAAACCATGTTGTTTCGTTCTTGGATAAGAGCTTGCCAGACAGGAGCATTGCCTGACCAGATCAACATATCTTTTAGTTGTGTTTCCGCATCGTTGAGTTCTTTCAGGTGCATAACCGTCTGGAATGCCTTTGAAGTGTCTGATTGACCAAACCCTTTAGGCTCTGCTGCTATTTTGGCGATCTGGTCTTTGGCATCAAAGAACTTCATCATGTCGCCAACAATGCCGTTGACGTCTTTGCCCATCTTGATGAGCTGCTGTGCCCCTGCTATTGCGGCCTTGGCAGTCGCAAAGAGGGTAATGGGATCCATTATGGTTTGTAGCCGT